ATTAATATCTCAGGTACAGCTCGTTACACAGACGAAGTTACTGCAAATGATGGCGCTTATATCTCTGGCGTTGACTATGTAGTAGTTCCATCAGTTCTTGGCTTTGCAACAGCTTCTGCTGTAGATGCTTTGACCGATGCAGAACTTGTTGTTACAACTGCAGCAGGGGCAACAAATACTGCCTCAACAATTACAGCAGTTTCACGTACAGGTACAGCAGCAACAATCACCTCTTCAGGTGCTGGTGCTAAATTCCCAGTGGGAACAAAGATTACAGTTGCATCACTTGTTTCTCCAGATACCGACCTCAATGGTACTTGGACAGTTACAGCAAATGCAACAAACACTGTGTCATTTACAACCGCAACTTCAGGAACCCTATCAACATCAGGACTTTCTGTTGCTGGTTTGACAGGTACAACTGGAACAATCAAGACACAATCACGTGCCGCAGGAGCTGCATCAGTTTCAGCAGGCGCAGCAATTACAATCACTCCTTGGGCATAACCCCAACACAAACAAAAAAGCCCCCGTTAATTCGGGGGCTTTTTTATTTACCTTTAATACCACCCATGTTCTTGGTGGAATAACCATGCGTTACAAGCTCCCTGTGGGTCACTTGAGTTTCCGTATCTTTTTTCTATATAACGAAGTCCGTATTTAATTTGAAGCTTAGCACTTGCTGTTTTAGTAACTTTATAGTTACCCCAAGTAGAAGGCAAAAATTGTGCGATACCAAAAGCATGAGAGCTCATATTGAGCGCTTTTGGATTGAAATGGCTTTCTCTGTTCCACAAATTGTTGAGGCATTTCCACTCAGCTCTATTCCATCCTTGAGAATAGGTAGTAAGAAACGCAATCGCTTGAGGGTCAAAGTACTTAACCGTCGAGCTAGCCAAGTCCATCTTGGCCTGTGTTTTAGTGGTAGTTACAGTTAAGTAAGTCAAAGAAACCGTTGTAGATTTCTCAGGCGTTACCACTTCCGTAATTGCAGAAGCTGGTGTCACGAGGTGGGAAAAGAAAATCATTCCCGCCAACAACCCTGCGCCTACCTTCTTAAAATTAACCGTGAAGCTAATTCTGATATTAAGCATTTCTGCTCCTCTCAGTTGGCAAAAGGCGCTATTGCTAGCGCCTCTGTCGTACTCAACAGTAGCATATGCGATACAAGTTAAGTCAAGTTGAACTTAATATTTATTTTTATGCGTACAAATACGCTTAAAATGCTGTATAAATGGATACTATTATCGTGTAATTAATACGGACAACTATTCTTTTATACTAAAATTATTAGATAAGAATGGTTGATACATGAGCATTGATGCCTGGATTGGCGTAACCTCAGCAGAAATTGGCATATTAATAGCCTGTGCTGCAGGAGTCAAATGGTTAGTAAAGAAATATCTATCAGAATTGCGCCCCAACGGCGGCTCATCTATTCACGATAAGATTAACAAAGAAGTAATTCCTATGCTTAAAGAGCTGCGTATCGACCAGCTTGCTATCGGGGAGAAGGTAGCAAAGCTGGAAGGTCGTTTTGAGCAGCACGTTGTAGAAGGCGAATAATCTGCTACGATTATTGCGCGGAAGTTCCGCACGAAAGAAGGAACAATGAATTCAAAAGCACTTCAAGCAATTGCAGCTTCATATGGTCGTTCTGCTGTTGCAGCAGCACTAGGTATGTATATGGCTGGTCACACAGACCCTAAGTCAATTGGAATGGCAGCACTCGGTGCAGTCGCAGGTCCAGCACTTCGTGCATTAAATAAGAAGGATAGCGCTTTCGGTCTTGGCGCATCTAAGTAGTAAATAGTTGAAGGAGGAGGTTAACGCCTCCTCCTTTGGCATTTCATAGGGTATTATTGGAACCTATTAAGGAGTACCAATGATTAAATGTGCTAATTGTGAAAGCAAGGCTGATTACACCCACGCCGACCCTGGAGTTAATCCCGTAAATTATTGCGCCTCTTGCCTACCTAGTTGGTTACATCAACGTGCTGGATTAGGACATTTTCCATTAGTAGAACCTGTAACAGAAGAACCTGCGCCTGTTAAGAAGAAAACAGCTAAGAGCCCAGAATGAAAGTGACCCGCCATCAAGCGGTCCAAGTTCATCCAGTACCAAATAAGGTACAAAACCCACAAGGACCATTTCCTCGTGAGCTGTTCCGTGAGTCTGAAATAATCTCAGATTACGACCCTTCTTTTGCTGAAGATGGTGGAGATTTTGCTCCAGGTAGTACGGCGCAAAATAATTACAACCCTCCCAAAGTATTGCGTTGTGGGACTTGTTTTGCGCGTGTTATGGAGAATGAAACAGAGACTCATGTTTGCGAGTAACCATGGTTAAAAGAAAACCACAAGATACATATTTTAGTCGTACTAAAGACGTACCTAATCAAAAGCTTAATATTTCTCTTAGGGCTCAAGAAAAAGTTTACGATAATTATGAAATAGCAGATACACGTGAGCCAGAACCTACTTATCAAAATATGACTGCTCCTACAACTAATCCTTCCAGACCTAGAGCTTTAAAGCTCGCTTATAGTAAAGAGGCTCAAAAGTTAGTCGTAAAGTTTAGGGACAATACTTGGTGGGAATATAACGAAATTCCTGTAGATTTTTGGAACTACATAAAATCTAGCCCATCAACTGGTAAGGCACTTAGTAATACAGATGGTTTAGGTTTAGATTCTTGGCATAATATGGGTAAGTTTGACCCTGAAGAAATGTCTCCAGAAACTAGGGTATTATTTAACTCATAATGAAGTCTATCGGACCACTATACGCAGATGTCATACAGTACTACCATCGTAAGCCCCTGCCTATTATTGAAAAGGGTTGGACTCAAGAGACTGAGTATCCGTATCGTAAGAGCAAATTTTGTTTAGTTTTTAGAACGCCTTTTACACACCCTGGGCTTGTACTGGGACTTTGGGGTAAAGCTAATAGGCATGTATTTGAAGAAGACGCAGATGATTTACTAGCTGCTGCCATAGGGTTGAGAGATATGCAATTAGACCCCGATGAATTTAGGGAGTGGTAATGTTTAAAAGAACAAAAGAGATATGGATAAAGCCTTTTTCTCAAAAAGTAGCGGCAAGAGTAGCCAGAATACCGACCTCTGAATTAGAACTTTGGATTGACCAATCTATCTACGAAGTAGGCCGTTGTATGTCTAGCTATCAAAAATCTAGAGAAAAAGTTTACTTAGAGGAAGCGTTGTTGGGGGCAGAAGCACTTCATGCAGTTATTGATGAATTAAAGAACCGTTCTACTCGTTAATCCAATTTATAGTTTTATCGACAAATGGTGTAAGATATCCCTTGCCTCTTCCTTCTCCCCGTGTGGCAACGGTTGGCCTGGGTTAAACACCCAGGCTTTCCGCTTTCTACTAAACTAAGGTACTTATGAGTGAACAAGAATTTTTTGACGAAGACGAAGAACTAGAGTCATTAGAAGAAGAGCTATTTGTAGAAGACGAAGAAGAGCTCGATGAACTTTCTAAAGAGTTTGTAAAAAAACTTGTAGACCGAAGCATCACGTTTATGGATGCACTTGTTGGTGTAGAACCTGGTGATGAACACGCTCTTCGCCCATATCAAATGCACTTAGCACGTCGTATTATTGAATCTGTCATTATTAATGACGGCGAAGAAATAACAGCGCTCGCTGCTCGTCAGTCTGGTAAATCAGAGACTATTGCTAATACTGTAGCTACTCTTATGGTTTTGCTTCCACGTTTAGCAAAAATGTACCCAGACCTTTTAGGCAAATTTAAAAATGGTTTATGGGTAGGCATGTTTGCCCCTGTTGAGACTCAGGTAGAAACTCTCTTTGGTAGAACTATAAATAGGCTTACATCAGCTCGTGCGCTAGAAATTTTAGGCGACCCAGAAATTGACGATAGTATTGGAAAAGTTGCTGGAGTTACACGTCAAATTAAACTTAAGAACTCAGGGTCTAGCCTTATGATGATGACCGCAAACCCTCGTGCAAAGATTGAGTCTAAATCGTTCCATCTTATTGTTATTGATGAGTGTCAAGAAGCAGACGATTTTGTAGTGTCAAAGTCTATTTCTCCTATGCTTGCTGCTTACAACGGAACAATGATTAAAACAGGCACACCTACTACGCATAAAAATAATTTTTATCGCGCTATTCAACTTAATAAACGCCGTCAAACTGCGCGTGGTCGTCAAAATCATTTTCAATGGGATTATAAAGATGTATCTAAAGTAAGCCCTAATTACGGAAAGTACATTAAGAAAGAGATGCTTCGTATTGGTGAAGACTCTGATGAGTTTCAAATGTCATACAACTGTAAGTGGTTACTTGATAGAGGCATGTTTGTTACTTCTAATGTGTTAGACGAACTTGGAGATACCTCACAAGAAACTGTTAAGGCTTGGCATCGCTCCCCTGTTGTTGTAGGTATTGACCCAGCTCGTAAGATTGACTCTACTGTAGTAACTGTTGTGTGGGTGGACTGGGATAGACCAGATGAGTTTGGATACTTTGACCATAGAATTTTAAATTGGTTAGAAATACAAGGGGATGATTGGGAAGACCAATACTTTCAAATTGTGCAGTTCTTAGGAAGCTATGACGTATTAGCGGTTGGAGTTGACGCAAACGGTGTAGGTGACGCAGTAGCCCAACGTCTTAAGATACTTCTTCCACGAGCAGAGGTGCACTCAATTGGCAGTAGCCAATCAGAACAATCTAAGCGGTGGAAGCATCTTAAAGCTCTTATTGACCGCCGTATGGTTGGTTGGCCTGCCCATGCTAAGACACGTCGTCTTCGTACTTGGAAGCGTTTCTATCAGCAAATGTCTGACTTAGAGACAAAATTTCAAGGACCAAACTTTCTTGCCCATGCTCCAGATGAAGCACATGCCCATGATGACTACGCAGATAGTTTAGCTATTGCTGTATCTTTAACTATGGATTTAACAATGCCTACAGTAGAAGTTTCGTCTAACGTATTCTTTAGATAAAAATTTTGGGCTTTAGGCACATTTTGTCTCAATAAAGCGAGAAACTATCTATCAGGAAAAAGGCCTTTTCCCTAACTTATAAGGAGTCATTAAATGACAATTGCACCATCACCTCAGCTCCCAGAGCGTCCAGGTACTAACTACGACCGTAAAATGTCGCCTGCAACTCCAGGACAACGTGGACCTCTTCGTTTTGAAGAAGGTATCGCAACTGATACAGATGTTCCACAAGAATTCACAAAGGGCGCAATGCAAGGATATGTTCCTGCAGCTGGTCGTCCAAACCGCAATGCAAATGTTTTTGAAAAGCCAGCTGAAGAGACAATGCGTGAACGCGCACATGTTGGTTCAGCAGCTTGGGTAGAAGCTCCAGATACTTTGACAGAGTTTGCTGCTGGTGGTTTTGCAGACCACGGTGATAACCGTATTGAAGAAGTTATTCGTAACGGTTCACATCAACAGCGTTTGAACCCTGCAGTAGTTCAAGACTAGTAACACCCCAGTTGTCTGCCCCCATAAGTCTTCGTCGTTAAGCAGGGGGCAGTACCAATTTTTAAGGAGTAATTGTGGCCCTCATTAGAGGTAAAGAAGTTAAGGAATCGCCAGACCAAACACCTGCAAATCCAAAACTTTGGAACATGGTTACTATGCAAGCACGAAGTAAGTTTGCTAAATATCCTTCACCTGCTGCAGCCCATTGGGTCCATACTCGTTATAACCAGCTTGGTGGACAGTTTGTAAACAGCAAAAGCGAAGTAGACCCTCGTTTTAGAGACTACGCACAAGAAGCGATGGATAAAAAAGAAGAAGAGCGTTCTAAAGTGCATGATGTTACAAAGAAAGTAACTAAAAAAGTTACAAAATAAGGTAAACAAATTTATGTATTTGTCGACTTTAATGGTACTGTTTACCCACATAGTTTTGGGAGGGAAGTAAGTGAGTTCAATTGACTTTTCACCTCCCTCTTATAGGGCGGCGTCAAGCGATTTAACAATTTCAATTTCTCCGCTAGGTCTTGTTGAGCTGGCTGATGAAGAATTTGAAGTTCATGGTCCACGTCTAAACCGTTACAGTCTTAACTGGGCTATGTATCTAGGACATCATTACTCCTATCGCCGTCAAGTTGGCGAATCCCAAATTGCATTAAATTATTATCGCGCCTTTACTGATTTCGTAATTAATTTTACTTTTGGCAAAGGGGTATCCTTCCGTTCCCCAAAAGAAACGGAAGCTATTGTTCCTGACTTGCTTGAAAGAGTATGGGAAGTAGATAACAATAAAGCTACAGTTCTTTGGGAAATTGGACAACAAGGTTCCGTATCAGGCGACTGCTTTATTAAAGTTGCTTATGAAGAAGGCTATAAAGATACCGCAGGACGTGAACATCCAGGAAGAGTTCGCGTTCTTCCCTTGAACTCTTCTTTTGCATTTCCTGAATTTCACCCACATGATCGCGAGCGCTTAATTCGTTTTAAGTTAAAGTATCGTTTTTGGGGCACATCACTAGAAGGAACCCGTCAGGTATTTACTTATACTGAAATCCTAACGGATGACATGATTGAGGAATATATTAATGACGAACTTATTGATTCTCGCCCTAATCCGCTTGGCACTATTCCTGTTATCCACATTCCAAACGTTCGTATCAGTGGTAGTCCTTGGGGCCTATCTGATTGTAACGATATTATTAACATTAATAGGACTTACAACGAAACTGCTACTGACATTGCCGACATTGTTAATTACCATGCTGCGCCAGTCACAGTCATTATTGGAGCAAAAGCATCGCAACTCGAAAAAGGCGCCAATAAAGTATGGGGTGGTCTTCCAAAAGACGCAAGAGTAGAAAACCTTGAAGGTGGCTCACAAGGACTAAAGGGCGCTATGGATTTCCTAGCAATGCTTAAGAAATCTATGCACGAAATGATTGGTGTACCTGAAACTGCTTTAGGACAAGCACAGCCTATTTCTAACACTTCTGGTGTTGCTCTTTCTATTCAGTTCCAACCTTTGATGAACCGTT